GTTAGTGGGAGCACGTGGAAGCACTCCTTTTTGTAGCCCGAGCCTTCGAATCCGATCGTCAGCCCTTTGCGGTAGCTCGCCGATGTAAGCGCGCGTTTGACATAGGTGATGTCTCGCGAGTCTAGTTTACACTGCAGCTTGTCGTACACCGTGCCGATCAGGTCGTCGGTCGCACGCGTCTGTAGTTCCTCCGTTGTCTCGGAGTGTTTAGCTTCGACGCGCGTTTTGAGTTTGCAGGCCATCAGTGAGCTCGTGTACACTGGGCCCCCGCCCACGGCGATCTCGTGCGCGCAGATTTGCCGCGCGAGGCGGTAGTCAATCTCGGCGCGTTTCGCGAGTGAGACGCTGAATAGACGAGCAGCAACACTGTTCTGGTGTCCCCGCGCGTCAAGCGTCCAGCAGTACCGGTAAAAGAGAGAGGCTATCGACTCTTCGGCCAGGCGCAGCTTTTGTACCCACGAGCCACACACGAATGACGCTATTGACCGCGTCAAGTAGCCGTATGATGCACCGTTGTACACCGCGTGCCGTAGGAACTCGCTGCCAAGCCCCCAAGACTGTTTCCTAGGGTTGAAGGTCGCCCGTGCCCTGCGTGTGGCACTCACCAACTTTTTGGCGTCCTCGCGGCTGTCCGTTGTGGCGATTATGTCGTCGCCAGTGTGCAGCGATACTCTTGGCGACACGTGTGCTGTGCTGCACAGGTCACGGAAGTACACCATGTTCAGCACCGAGTTGATGAACGTTGTCGTGCGACGCCCAGTGAGCATGGACCAGCGGATGCGATGCCGCTTGCCTTCATGTCGGATGTACTGGTTCTGTTCTGCCTTAACAAACCAGTCCCTCCAGGCACGTGGAAGGCCCAGCCAGTCACATTTCGCCTCTACTAGCTCCACCTGCGACTGCAGGCTGTGCTGCCTGTCCATCGCGCTGAAATCCAGCATGACCCTGTACTTGCCGGGCAAGTTGTCGACGCGCTCAGCTTCGGCACTCCGCGACCCAAGCGCTGGGTCCAGCAGTATGCTGCCATGTTGCCACCTCTTGTCGATCTCGCGCTGCACGAAATCCTCGTTCAGGTACGCTATCGTGTCTTCGCTCTTGATCGGGCGATCCTTCGCCTGTTCGTGTTTGATCGCGAGTGAAGCCTCGATACATGGCGGCGTCTTGAACAAAGGGCTGTCCCTGGTGCATTCCAGCCAGACCATTCTCGTGCGCGGTAGGCCCCGCGGGATGTCAGGAAGTTGGCAGTCAGCCGCCAGGTGGTGCGCACCATTGACACAGTTGAGCTGTCGCGTGCGCCAGTACGTGTCCTCATCGAAGCCGATGTTCATGAACCGAGACTCGGGTGGCAGCAAGGCCAATGTGGGCATTGCCTCGTTGAGTATCTTGGTGACCTCTGCGTAGACGTGGCCGCTTGGGAAAGTGATGTTCTCGCCCTGCTTGCCGTCCGTGTAACAGATGTCACGGACTTCACGTGCCAAGTCG